AATCAAGATTAATAAAAGACAGACCCGACAGATATTCCTTTCAATATAGATTTAAACATCAAAACGATTGGATAGCATCATGAAACCCAACGGATTTTTAATTTACGAGGGAACCAAGAACGGCGAAAAGTTTGCTGTTATTGCTACCCTTAAAACTTCTAACAGGAAAACTGGCAACATGATTCAATTATGGATTTTGTTAGTTGATCATTCACCAGTTGATGGTGTAAAGAGTGGCTTGGATGCAAAGACTATCTGCACTGGTTGTAAGTTTGCTAGTGGGAACGGCTGTTATGTTAATGTAGGACAGGCACCCAATTCAATTTGGAAGGCTTACAAGCAAAATAAATATCCTAAGCTTGATCCATTTTTATACGATAGTGTCTTTAATGGTAGGAAAGTTAGGTTTGGTGCATATGGAAACCCATCTTTAATTCCTCTTTCCATCATTAAAATGATAACTGAATCTTGCGACGGATGGACAGGTTACTTTCACGACTGGGAAGAAATGAGTAAAGAAAGAGCTACAGCTTACGGTAATTATTTCATGGCATCAACTGAGACAAATGATTCTGTAAGGCGAGCAAAGGAAAAGAATCTTAGATATTTCCATGTAAGCCCAACCCAACCCGAAAACACCATTGAATGCCTTGCCGATAGTAAAGGTCTTTCATGTGACCAATGCCAACTTTGTAAAGGCAATCGTATCGGTGCTAAGTCAATATGGATCAACCCTCACGGCTCAAAAAAGAAAAGAGCAATCGAGCAAGCAATCAACTAATATAAAATTATGAAATTATTATTCACTGACAACTCTACTCACGAAGGATTAATTATCCAATTAAATGAAAAGCAAAATGAAAGATTAGAAGATTATGTTAATCAAATGGATGGGTCTCTTTCTATCTTTCATATGTTAACAACTGAAAAGGACATACTCTGGCAACTAGAAAACACTTTTAATATATACTTTGAAAACATTGAAACAACTAACAAATCAAAAAGAAGTACAAGGAAATTAAGATCAATTTATAATTTTAAAGTACAAGCATTTAACAATATTAAAACTTACGCAACTTACGCATGAGAGAATCAACATTTATCCTACTTTGTAACAGCTTACTTATTCATCCTGATATCGCTTTAGAAAATGAGGAAATTAGGCAAGCTTTAAGAGACCGACAAACTGACGAACAAATAAAAGAATTATTAATAAATAACTTTTAAACACTAAGCCAATATGAAAAATACCAAAGAAACAAATCATTCCGACTTCAAAATGGACTCATTAAAACCAAGCAAAAAAGAGCAAGCTGTTATATGGATCATGAGTCCAGTAATAGTTCTTGCCACTTGGGCAACTCTTATCTTTATATGTAGCCTTTAACCAACAATAGAAAGAAAATAAAATATTATGAACCTTACTAAAAAATTCCCTAAAATGTCAGCTAATGACTGGCGTAAACTACAAATCTCTACTGATGCAAAGAATCAACGAGACTGGGCGAGTCGACAATTGCATGATATGGAAACCGACCCTGACAGCTTTACCTTGCGAGATTACTTAAAGGTTAAAGCTGGATATAATACAGCTGTTGAAACTCTTAAAGAACTACAATAGTCATGTCAGTAACCGAATACATAGACCAAGTGCCTTTTGTTTACCGAATCGTAAGCGATTATAAAGAGGTTTACATCCAATGGCACTTGAAAGACTTACCTCACCTGTTTACAGGGCGAGCTAGTAGCCATGAGGAAAAGATTGAACAATATAAATCGGTCTTAAAGGAACTTAAAAAATTAAATAGAAAGAAATAACCAACATGAAACACATAGTAATTACACATACAATATCGCAAGGTTACATACCAGCTTACAGGAACGAAGACGGCACACCTGTAATATTTAAAGATGAATCAACAGCTACAGCAGAAATAACGGATGCTATGCAAGCTTACAATCAAGCACGATTAAACGAGGGTGAATACGAAGATTTGATGTGTGAACCCGAAGACTGGGCTGTAAGCGTTGAAGAAGCTGAAAAAGAATACGGAATCAAACTATAAAACCAACATGAATAAAGAAGAAATGATACATAAATTATCTTTGTACGATGCGGAGAATTTCGATATGGGAGACTTTTATGAACTATTTAAGTATGGCATTAAAGGTTATCAAGATATGAGCGAGGATGAATTGAAAGGTATATATGAAACTATATTTGAACAGGACGAACAGGAAACCAACTAATATGAAGATAAGAAAGAAACACAGAAAGCCATTAAAGAACTATCAGCTTTACGCTGATCATACCTTACCTAGTGGAATCATTAAACAGCGAGCTATAAGCGAGGTTGAAGCACGAAGTGCAGAAGAAGCGAGCAAGACAGGCTTTACCTTGGCTAAGATGTTAGGTATGACATTTACACACGCAAAATTAACCCACTAAAATCAATAAAATGAACGAAGAAAACTTATTTAAAATACAGCACGAACAGGTACTTGAAGAGATAGAAAGGATTAACTGGATTGCTAATAACAAAGACCAACTTATCCGAGCTTTACGCAAGGTTGTAGCTAATTGTAATAGCGAATACTTTGACAATGAAAACCTAGATGTAAGCACTATCTTTAGAGGCGGTGACATAACTACATGGCTTAGAAACGAGGTAAAAAGGGAGATGAGAAAACAATGAGCTTAGAAATGCTGTTAATGTTCGCCCTTATTGTCTTGATCAGCCTTGGCTTTTTATATAAAGAACCATGATGCGATACAGCACCATTGAGGGAGTGATTAGACAAACAATAAAACAACCAATAAAAAGAAACATGATAGAAGAAACCATGCACTATATCTTTGACACTTACTTTAAAGATAAGTTAGACAACAACGAGTACCACCACCATAAATACTTTCCACTTTACCTGTCCCTTCAGCACTTGTTGGATGAGTATAATAATAATAACAACCAAAAATAAAAACAATGAATACTAAATATAAAATCAAAACAGAAAATAGAAACGGAACTAAAATAGCAATCATACAACCTGCTTTAGCAGAAAGAATATTTAAAGAAAGGTGTAGCAATCGTCCTTTAAGTATGGATACAGCAAGGTTGTATGCAAAAGCGATGAGAGCTGGCGATTGGAAACCTTGTTCACAGCTTAGTTTTTGTAATGGCAAGTTAGATGATGGACAACATCGATTGATGGCATCTATTTTATCGGGCATTCCGTTTGAAGGTACTATCTACCACCATACTGACCCTGATACTTTTGCTGTGTTTGATGTGGGTAGGAAAAGAAACAACGCAGATGTGTTAGCAATTGAAGGTAAGAAAAATACAACTGCATTAGCTTCTACATTACAGGTACTTGAAAAGATTAACTCTAAAGATGGTTTACCTAACATAGTGGGAGGCAGTTCAAGAGTATGGGTTCCCACATACAAAATAATGGAAGTCTTAGATAAGTATCCAGATATTGAAACTTCTGTTAATTTTGTTAGTGCTCATAAAAAATACTATCAATTACCTATGGCATCTACGATTGCATTGCATTATTATTTAACTAAGCAAATCAAAGAATTTAGTTTAATTGTAGAGGTGGATAACAAAGGGAGAACACAAGCTGACATCTTTATTGTTGATAAATTATTGAAAGGTTTAGACTTAACAGAGAACGATCCAGTTTATGTCTTTCGTAGGTACATAGATAAAATGATAGCTAGAGCAGGTGCACACGCTTTTCAACCTGTCACACATTTTATGGTACTTATGGGAGGAATACAGACTTGGAATAAGTATATTAAAGGTGAGACTGCTAAGGTGTTTAAACTACATGAATCTAATTTTATGCCTAAGATATTAGTACCTTAATGAATTGATCCAAGCTTGGTGATGCAATGTGGTCACCTTTTATTTTAACTATTAACACAAACATTATGGACGAAGACAACGATATAGAAAGAGAAGAACTCCGTTGGGAGTACAAACAGGAAATAAGACGAGACATCAGTAGACACAGAGGACTCATTGACTTTGATATAGAGGAAGAGGAAGAAGAAGATAATGACGATGTATAATTACGAGGACTTTGAATCGTACTTCTTTGCTGACTCTCGACAGTTCTCTTACGAAGTAGCTGAGAAGTTTGATCTATTCTGGCAGAACAATGAGCTTGGATATGACAAGAACGGAAAGTTAATACGGACGAACAGACCAAGAAAGAAACCTAAACACGATTTCGACTTCACCAATAAGAACAAGAAGAAAAAATGGAACACTTAACTGCTTCAATGGTTGAGCTTGGCAAGGCTAGGTACAGGAACGCTAAGAAACTACGAACACAGAATCAGTTATCATCCGAGACTCCTGCTTATATCAGACTTGCTGATCAGATGCACGAAGGTGTAGCAAATGTGATACAAAAATTCTTTGATGATTGCTCACAAGTACACGCACCTTGTCCTGTTTGGTTGCCTTTAGTGTGGGAGTTAGAAGCAGATGAAGTAGCTTTGTTAGCAATTAAAAGATCGTTTGATTTACTGGATGGTAACGACATGACCTTTGCTTATGTGTCCTTTGAACTAGCTAAGTCTATCGAGGATGAAGTACGAGTCCGTTACTTTAAGGAGTATGTAGATAAAAATACATGGAAGCTACTGCAAAGAGACAGGAAGAATGTCCGAAGTAGACAGCAGTTTCAGTCGAAGTTTTGGGATAAAGAAAAGAACTTACACAGCAAGGGTAGGTACGAACGATTTACACTGTGGACTAAAACAAATAAAGCAAAGATTGGTGCGTGGTTGTTAGAAATTCTGCGTATGCAAACAAACCTTTTTACTTTGAAGAGTACACTGACTAGGAAGGGATCAACAATTAAAAAGATTGCACCTAATCCACAGCTACAAGAATGGGTTAGACAATTTGATGAGAACAGTGAGTCACTCCGTCCGTTTTGGTTGGCTACAACTGAAGAACCTTTGAGGTGGGAAAGTAATTACGGAGGTGGGTACATGAGTGATGACTTACCTGTCCTTCCCATTATGAAAAACGCATTTGACTTACGGAACAGAGACTTGAGTAATTTATATGAACCACTTAACCGACTGCAAGAAGTACCATATAGAATAAACAAGAAGGTACACGACATAATGTTATGGGCTTGGGAAGGGGATGTGTCTATAGGTACGATGGAAAAGAGAGACTTGTTACCTGTCCTCGAACCTGTTGAGAATTTAAAACAGACAGACCCAGAAGCATTCATCGCTTGGAAAAGAGAAGCAAAGTATGTACACGATTGGAACTTAGAGACTAGTGGGAGAAGGATGAGATCACTTCGTATTATGTATGTCGCAAAGATGTATGCGAAGCTTGAGAAGTTTTACTTTCCAGTACAGGTGGACTACAGAGGTAGAGTGTACAGTGTACCATCCTTTGTTAGTCCTCAGAGTTGTGACCTTGGCAGGAGTTGCTTGGAGTTTTACCGTGGTGTACCAATCAAGTGTGAGGAAGATGCTAAGTGGTTAAAGATACACGGTGCGAATGTGTGGGGGAGAAAGGGTACATTTGAGGATCGCATAGCTTGGGTAGAACAGAACACAAAAGAGATTGTTAGGATAGCTGAAGACCCTAGAACATACAAGCTATGGCAAGACGCATCTGAACCGTGGGCTTTCCTGGCTTTTTGTTTTGAGTACGCAGGATATAAGGAGAAGGGTTATGGATTTGTTACTCACCTACCTTGTCGTATGGATGCTAGTTGTAACGGTGTTCAGATACTATCGCTGTTATTAAAGGACGAGAAGATAGGCAAGCTAACTAACTTAGTACCTGACCTACCACCACAAGATGTATATCAACACATCGCAGATCGAGTGAACGAAAACTTACACAAAGCGAAGAGTAAAAATAGTTTGGCAGGTGACTGGTTAAAGTGGGGGATAGATAGAAGATACACGAAGAGAATAGTAATGACTAAACCTTTTGGTATGAATGGATACACTAGTACCTTTGAGTTGGAGAGTGTGTTTTTAAAAGAGGTGAAGAATGGTAGGAGTAATCCGTTTGGAAAGAGTGAATACTTAGAAGCTTTACTTTACCTGTCCACTATTGTTAACAAGCAAACTAATATTGTACTAGAGAACCACATCAACTTTATGAAGTGGATCAAATCACAAGTTCTTACTTGTCCAGATACTTTGAAGTGGGAGACACCATTCGGAATTGAGATTCAACAACACATCTACGAGACGGTACAGATTGGATTGTTCTCTGTGTTAGGAATGGAAAAGACTACACTTAACTATCTAAAGAACACAGATAAAGTTGATCCTAAAAGACAAGCTAAAGCAGTGGTTGCCAACTACATACACAGTATTGATGCAAGTGTGGTACATTTTTTAGCTTGCAAACAGGACTATGATATAACAAGTATACATGATTGCTTTGCTACGCAGAGTCCACACGCACCGAAGATGCACAAAGATTTAAGAGAGATTTACCACGATATATTTAATCAAGACCTCACAGGAAAGTTCAAGAGTGAGTTATTGAAACAATCAGGGAACACCGAAGTGACAGACAGCTTTGAACTTGGCACATTAGATGTGTCGGCACTAAACGACTGCACTTATATGTTCTCTTAATTAACAAAACACATAGAAGGAGAGATAAGATGGCGATTAAAGCTAGAACAAGACACCCACAAACAGTGACACCAGCAGGTACTGCTCAGTATCCATATGTTAACACACCTAACACTAGGTTTAACGATGAAGGTGAGTACAGTTGTGATATGATAGTAACAAAGGAAGAAGCAGCAGCTTTGAACTTACAATTCCAACCTTTATTTGATGCTGAATATCAAGCTAAGTTAGATGAGTTAGGAAAGAAAAAGTTAAAGGTAGCTGATTTACCTGTGCGTGAAGATGATGAAGGTAACTGGGTAGTCAAAGCAAAACTAAAGAATGTACTTGCAGGTACTTATAAGAACGGTGACCCAAGAGCTGCAAAGTCTATTGCTTTGTATGACTCACAAGGTAAACCTTTAAAAGATACATTGGTAAGAGGTGGATCAAAGGTAAAGTTAGCAGTGCGTCCAAGGTTTTGGTATGTCGCATCGACTGGGTTTGGTATGAGCCTTGATTTGTTAGCAGTCCAAGTCATCGAGTTAGGAGATGGTGGTCTCAGTGATAAAGCAGCTGAAAGCTTTGGGTTTACCGAAGTTGAAGGAGGCTATGTTAACGGAGGTGAATCACTCGAAGGAGCACTCGATGCCGAAGAAGAAGAAGACATCATCAAGGCAGACTTTTAGGTCGGGCTTTGAAGAGAGAATAGCAAACCAACTTAAAAGGTGTGGGGTCTGCTACTCTTACGAGTCGTTAGTCATTGAGTACGAGAGACTTAGTACCTATACTCCTGACTTCATCTTACCTAACGGAATCATTATTGAAACCAAAGGTAGGTGGGTCACGGAGGACAGGTCTAAACATCTGTTAATCAAGCAACAACATCCTGACTTAGACATTAGGTTGTTATTTCAAAACGCATACAACAAGATTCGTAAGGGTAGCAAGACTACCTATGCCATGTGGTGTGAAAAGAAAGGAATATTATATGCACATAAACAAATACCAAAGTCATGGCTTTCACTAGAACGCATCAGCAGTGTGCAAAGTGTGGATCGAGTGACGCTCTTGCGGTCAACGATGACGGAAGCACAAAATGTTTCAGCTGTGATTCATACAGTCGAGGCAGACAACAAACTATGACACAACCAACAACTAATAACGACACCTCTTTTGTCACAGGTAAAGCACAGGAGATAGCTAGGAGGAACTTAACTAAGGAGACTTGTCAGAAGTGGGGCTATCAGATAGGCACACACAATGGAGAACCAGTACACATAGCTAACTACAAGAGTAGGAACGGAGCACTTGTCGCACAGAAACTACGATTCAGTAACAAAACTTTCTCAATCAAAGGAGAGCTGTATGGATTATACGGACAGCATCTTTGGAGTAGTGGTGGAAGAAGAGTAGTGGTATGTGAAGGGGAGATTGATGCACTATCTGTAAGCCAAGCATTCGGGAACAAGTGGGCTGTTGTATCTGTACCTAACGGAGCAGGTGGAGCAAAGAAGTATGTATCACAAGCTATCGATTGGTTGGAGTCCTTTGAGAAGGTAATCTTCTGCTTTGATAATGATGATCCAGGACGAGATGGAGCTGCTAAATGTGCATCACTATTGACACCAGGGAAAGCACACATTGCAGAGTTACCTCTTAAAGATGCTAACGATATGTTAGTGGCAAAGCGTAGCGAGGAGTTGGTGACAGCTTTGTGGCAAGCTAGAGAGTATAGACCTGATGGGATAGTTAGTGGTGAGGACATATGGCAAGCAGTTATAAAGGAGGACACCTCTGAATGTCAGCCCTATCCGTATGCTTCACTCAACACTATGACACACGGACTGAGACGAGGGGAGCTGGTAACACTTTGTGCTGGATCAGGGATAGGTAAGTCCTTGTTCTGTCGTGAAGTATGTCACCATCTCCTTGGACTCGGAGAGACGGTAGGATACATAGCACTAGAAGAATCAGTCAGACGAACTGCACTTGGCATCATGGGCATCCATCTAAACAAACCGTTGCACCTAGAGAATGATCTGAAGGAGGAGGAGTTACGCAAAGCATTCGATGAGACTATGGGTAACAAGAACTTCTATACCTATGATCACTTCGGAAGTACGGAGAGTGATAACTTATTAAGTAAGATCAAGTACCTGTGCAAAGGATTAGGTTGCAAGTGGATATTCCTTGACCATCTATCTATTGTAGTTAGTGGTATCCAAGGTGATGATGAACGAAGGTTAATTGATAATACCATGACACAACTGAGAAGCTTAGTGGAAGAGACAGGATGTGGAATGGTACTTGTGTCACACCTTAGAAGACCACCGAATGGTGGAGGACATGAAGAGGGTGGAGTCACTAGGTTATCAGACCTAAGAGGTAGTCATTCGATACCACAACTCAGTGATATGGTAATAGGACTAGAGAGAAATCAACAAAAAGAAAACAATAACGAAACAAAAGTAAGAGTCTTAAAGAATAGATTCTCAGGTGAGACTGGGCTTGCTACTACATTGTTATACGATCAAGACAGTGGTAGGTACACAGAAGATGAGAATGTATTCAAAGACAAAACAACAACAACCAACAGCGGATCGATTCCGTTTTAATAATATGAATGATATAAAACCAAAATGGTGGGCTTGGCATAATGAGAATCCAGAAGTATATGAATTATTTAAAAAGTTCACAATGCAAGTCATTGCGACTGGTAGAAAAAAATATTCTCACTGGGCAATAATGAATCAAATCAGATGGCATACTGAGATACAGACTAGTGGTTCTAAATTTAAAATATCGAACAACTATATAGCTTACTATGCTAGGCTTTTCGCACACGATCATCCTCAATACAAAAGCTTTTTCACACTTAAACAAATGAAGGAGGACAAATGAAAATACTATTCTTTGATATAGAAACAAATGGCATTGAGGACTTCACTAATCTGAGTGACCTAAAGGTCTGCCATTGCTTATCCATCTACGATCCGATAGCAGGTAAGATGATTACCTTTAGTGGTGATGGGATAAAAGAAGGAACAAGGATGTTAGCTAAAGCTGACAAGATCATCGGACATAACATCGTAGGTTTTGACCTACCTGTGTTAGCTAAGTTGTATGACTTCTATCCTCCATTAGCACAAGTACAAGATACATTGGTAATGAGTAGGTGTATATACCCTGACCTTAGAGAGGATGACTTCAAACGAAAGGACTTTGATCCTAAGATGGTTGGTAGTCACAGCTTGAAAGCTTGGGGACACAGGATGGGTAAGATGTTAAAGCTTACTTACGGAGAGAATGAGGACGCTTGGGACAGCTACAATGAAGAGATGAAGAAGTACTGTGAACGAGATGTCCTTGTTACTAAGACCTTGTACGAACACTTCCTTAGTAAAGAACCTAGTAAGAAGATGGTAGACATAGAACATTGGTTCGCTTACATCATACGCTTACAGGAAAGCAAAGGGTTTGGGTTTGATATATCAGCAGCAGAAGTGTTAGAACAAAAGTTGATCCTGTTAAGAGCAAAGCTACAAGATAAACTACAAGCGATGTTTGAACCTACCGTTAAGAAGATGAAGACTCCGAAGGGATACACATTAACTGTTGAACGCACGGACGGAGTAGAAGTAATCAACGCACCTACAAAAGCAAAGTTAAAAGCTATACTAAAAGAGAGAGGTATGGTACAGAACTTAGTTAACAAAGCTGAAGCACTCGATGTAAAGGAGGAGATCATACCTTTTAATCCTGGTAGCAGGAAGCAGATCAAAGAACGCTTTGAAGAACTAGGATTTGAGATACCTGTCAGTGAAGACGGTAAGACTATAAAGGTTGATGAACCTACTCTTAAAAAGATAAACCACCCAGCTGCCGAGCTTCTGCTCGAATATTTGTTAGTCGTAAAAAGACTAGGAGCATTGGC